AGAGGAGACAGAAGATAACGAAACAATGGTACAATACAAGTTATATACTTATAAAAGAAAAGAATAATATTTGCCCGCCGAGATGGTGCGCTCCAATTTTCAAATAGTTTTCATACTTATATTATATTTTTTCATTTATCATTATAGGAATTACATATATTTTTGAACATTTTAAGTATTAAATTTAAGTTGTGAGGATAGTATTACGAGCGCGTGATATTATCCTCTTTTTGTAACTATTTTAACTATATACATATTTTTATGAATGACAGACATAGATTACACTAAAACTTATTGGAAATATGCAGATGATATATTAAACGAACGAATAGTATCAGGCAAATATATTAAGCTTGCCTGTGAACGAATGATGAATTGGTCAAAACGCGATGACATCTATTTTGATTATGAAGATGTCGACAAGAAGATTCGTTTCGTTTCCAAGCTTAAGTTAGAGGAAGGACAATCATTTGAGCTATTACCGTTTCAGCAATGGATAGTGGCTAATATATACGGATGGAAATTTGTTGATGATCCAGAGATTCGTGTCGTAACAAAAGCATTGATTTTCACTGCACGTAAGCAAGGAAAATCTACATTCTCCGCTGCTCTTGCACTTATTGCCATCCTTTGTGATAACGAGCCACACCCAGAAGTAGCTTTTATTGCCAATTCAGCAAAGCAAGCAGGACTTCTTTTCAAATATTGCAAGAACTTATGCGAGACAATAGATCCAAAAGGCAAGATATTTCATACGACACGACAAGACATTAAGATTGATTGTATTCATGGACTTATTAACGTATTATCAGCGGATGTATCAAAGCATGACGGCAGACGAGACAGTCTTTTCATTCAAGATGAAGGCCACGCTGCAACAAATGCAGAAATTTGGGATATCTTAAAGACAGGACAAGTACAACGCAAACGCCCATTGGCAATTTCTATATCTACAGCAGGATTTAATGTTGGAGATGCTTATCCTTTATACGCACAATGGCAAAACTGCTGTAATATACTTAATAATGCGACCGTTGATGACAGTTGGTTCGCTGCTATCTATCAGCTTGACGAAGATGACGATTGGAAAGATGAATCTACATGGATAAAAGCAAATCCAGCATTAGGAACAACCGTAACATTGCGTTCATTACGAGAGCAAGTCAACACAGCAATAAATATTCCGGGGGAAGAAGTATCAATTAGAACGAAGAATATGAATCAATGGATGCAATCAGCTAATGTATGGCTATCATATGACATGCTAATGAAGGTCGCTGAGCACGTTAATTTAGAAGATTATGTCAATGAAGAATGCTATGGAGGACTTGACTTATCAATATCAGATGACCTTTCTGCATTCTCAATATGCATTCCGCCTAATCCAGATAGAAAAATACATCCAGACAAATACATTTTTAAGTCATGGCTATATATCCCAGGAGAACGAACAAGCAAATCAAAGAATAGTCATACATATAATGAGTGGCTAAGGAACAAATGGGCGATAAAATCTCCCGGTAATATCGTCGACCAAGACTTTATATTGAAGGATATATTGAATACGAGCAAGAATCTATCATTAATTGAGATTGGATATGACCGATATAACGCAAATCAACTTGCTTCTAATGCCGAAACTGAAGGATTGAATATGATAGAATATCCTCAGACATTAGGACATTTCAATGAGCCCACGAAGCTATTTGAGGCATTAGTTTATTCAGGACAATGCATTATAGATATTAACCCTGCCGTTATGTGGTGCTTTAGTAATGTTGAAATCATGGAAGATCACGCAGAAAATCAAAAACCAACGAAGTCAAACGGCGACAAAAACAAAAAAATTGACCCCATCATTGCAATGTTAGAAGCACTTGGATGCTATATACATTCTAAAAACTTTGATCCTACTGTTTGGATAGTATAAGCATAAAATGACTATATTATAATATATAGTTTGTAGAATATTTTAAGGAACTTAGTAGGTTGCAAACGAACGGTTCCTTTTCTTTTTCTTCAAACTAAAACATACAAACTATAAAAATATTTTACAAATTTTCATGACTTATAGATATATTTACAAAATCACATGTACACAAGGCTCTTTTAAAGACAAATTTTATTATGGACAGCACACAACAGATAATTTAGATGACAATTATTTCGCAAGTGGCAGAAAAATAAATGATTATAAAAAGAAATACGGCAAAGAATCTTGTATTAGAGAAATAATAGCTTTTTATAATACTGAAGAGGAACTTAATAAAGCAGAATATGAAATAATTCATCCTTGGTTAGGCAATGAAATGTGCTTAAATATTGGAGAAGGAGGATATTATGGTAAACCATCTTTAGAAGCACGTAGAAAAATATCTGAAAAGAAAAGAAATAGAAAGAATCCCAAAAATTCTGAAAATATGAAGAAACTGTGGCAAGACCAAGAATATAGAGCTACCCATTATCATTTTGAAAAAGGAAACATACCATGGAATAAAAATTTACCTAAAGAATTTCAGCCAGGATACGGAAAACCTGGACCAATGACCGGTAAACAATCGCCAAATAAAGGTAGAGAATGGGACGAAGATTTTAAACAAAATGTTAGTCTTGGTGTTAGTAAATATTATGTTGAACATCCAGAGGCAGGGCAAAATTTATCAGAAAAATTTAAGAAGCTTAGATGGGTAACAAAAGATAATGAGCCACCACAGAGAATTCATGTAGATGAATTAGAAGATTATTTAAGTCGTGGATATAGAAGAGGAAGAAAATAATATAACTATATTATATAATAGAAATATATCACATAACATTTATGGCATGGTTTAAACGAACCGAAAAACGTAGCGGAGAAGACATGAAGCCACATAAAAATGTAGAGACATCGGCATGTGATGAGGTCGCAGGAGGACTCGGATTATTGGCGAAATTGTTGAAATTAAACGGATATGGGGCTTTATCACAATCACCATTCTTTGCCGCAATCAATTTAATTAGTAATTCTATCGCACAAATGGGATGGAATACAAAAACATATGATGAAACAGAGGTTCCTGATAACTTCTATGTAAATCACTTATTTGATAATTGTAATCAAACACAATTTATGTTTATTAAGAGCATAATTAAGGATGTATTATTATTTGGTAACGGATTTGCATATATTCAAAGAGATAGAACAGGAAAACCAAAGAATTTAATCTATTTGCCGCATGGTGAGTGCAATATCGTATATAATAAAATAACTGGAACGTTATTCTATCAGATTCCTAAGATTTCAAAATCTTTAGTTGAGCCGATTAACGTATTACATATATTTATTAATTCGAAAGATGGCATAAATGGTATTAGCGTATTAGATTATGCTTATAATACGATTAATCTTAATGCTAATGCGGAAAAGGCAGCTCAGGAATATTTTAGTTCAGGTCTACTTGTAAAAGGAATTTTATCAACGTCTTCACCACGTCTTACTAAAGATCAGCGTAATGGAATACGCGAAAGTTGGAATGAAAGTCAATTAGGCAATGGTGTTGGAATTCCAGTGCTTGAACAAGGAATGACATATCAACCTATATCTTCTAATTCTCGTGATGCACAATTACTTGAAACACGTCTTTATAATGTGACAGAAGTTGCCCGTTGGTTTAATATTTCTCCAGTACTTTTAGGCGATTATTCAAAGGTTGCTTATAATTCACTTGAAGAAAGTCAAAGACAATTTGTAGTTAACTGTTTGGCACCTTATGTAACCGTAATGGAGCAAGAGCTTAACAGAAAACTTATTATGCCAAGTGACAAATATACATATTATATTGATATTGCTGAGGAAAGTATTATCGCACAAGATAAAAAATCTCAAGCGGAATATTTAGGTGTTCTAATTGACAAGGCGATTATCACACCCAATGAAGCTCGTGAATTGCTAGGATATGCGCCTATAGATGGTGGAGATATTCTTTATCGTCCATTTACAGATATCAATCAGAATACAATTAATAGCGAAAATAACGAAAACGCAGAAACAGACAAA